CCGCCATGTGATTAACTGCCACAAACCGCCACCGGCCAATGCAGCAACGATCATTTTGATCATTTCTTCCGTCATGGGTTCCCTTCATTTTACGCGCTGGGGGCCGCGTTGTTTACAATCGCTTGACGCTGGTGCGTTTCTTTGTGCTGTGCCGGTTGGAGTCGCTAAAGTTGTACGCCCCAAAGTAGCGAGGGTCGTCAAGGCTGGGCGTAGTGGTGCTGCTCTCTTCTTCCTCCGCTGCTGCCTGCGCGGTGAGGTAAGCGCTGTACAGAGGGTAGTTGTCTATATTGTCGCTCAGGTATTGCTTCAGGTAGCTGATATGCCGGTTGGCGAGCAGGTTGTTTTGGGAAAGGAGAGCGGAAACACTGTTGTCTGATGCAGGCGCTGCACTCAACAATCCCTGGTCACCTTCCCGATTAACCTGATGTAGCGCATTATCCTTAATCGTCACCCAGTTCCGGATAGCGGCCAGCTCTACGGTGAAGTGGGCTACGGCTTTTTGTATGAGGTTGATGATGGCGTTCTGCTCAGAAGTGGCATTCTTCGCTTTGATGGCAGCTTTGAGCGCCTGATGCTGCGCACTGCCCAGTACAGGCAGGATGGCAAAGGTCTCTACATCAGCCATAAGGGCCCGGAAGCTTTCATAGGTATAGCGGTCTATGTTGAAGCTGTAGGCATCCCGGAAGTCGGATGCTGTATTAATGTAGAGGCTTTTGTTGCGGTCATAGCCTGCGCTGATCTGCCACAGCGGGTAGTCCGCTTCGTTATCTTCCAGAAAGCTGAGCATTTGCTCCAGAGCTTCATATCCATTGCGGAGCATATACTCCCGATACTCATTTTCCTGATACTTATAGGCTCCTTTCCGGTCTTCGGTCTCGGTGCGGTGTAGGCCCATCTCCCCAAACTCTACGCTGCCAATCTTGCTGTACTCGTACATAGTGAGCATAGCCAGAGGCGTGCGCACGTATTCGATGAGCGCTTCTTCTTCCTGGCTGGGGGCATCGGCATTAGTTACCAGTATATTCCACTGTGCATCGCCGAGCCATGCGCGAATATGATTGCGGAAGGCTGCCAGCATAGTGGGCTTAATAGAGCCAAGGTGTAGGCTTTGATTGACTCCTCCGCCTACATGCTCTTTGAAATCTGCTATGGTATCGAAAATATATGCTGCTGCCATTACTCTACGATTATGTTATTGTTGCGGTCACGGTCCATTCCATCTTCCTGATTATTGATGGTGGTGTGCCGGGTATGATCAATGAAGAAGGTGACGTCCCATTCAGGATTGGTGCGTGCATTAAACTGGGCTATCCAGTTAAGCGGCTCCAGGATGATCTGCTGGTCTATGGTGTTGCTACTGATCTCAATGTTGTACATCTCGCGTTTGTCGCTGCCGGATCCGCTGCCCATTTTGCCTGACTCTGGTGCGAGCCCTACGTGGCTGACATGCCCGCCAAGGCCCTGTACGATCTGCGCATCGCTCTTTTCCGAACTGGGTACCCACTCATCATTCTTGACTTTGTCGTCAATTGCGATGATCTGAATTTTGCCCAATTCAGTTTTGGTTACTGCATCGTAGTTAAACACTGTGGTGATGGAGATATAGGCGTTGTCCGGGCTCTTGAGATTGTTGTCGATCTCACTGACCAGGTCATCAATCTTTTTGCTGCGCTCTTCATCACCCATGGTGCTCCAGCTGTCACGGTACCGGATGGTGAAGTAGCTTTCCGGGATCAGTATCTGATACTTCAGCCTGATCTGGTTTTTCATCATGCTGTTAACAATCTCGGGCACCGTCTTGCTGGCATCCATCCAACCATTCTCCCGAAACAGCCCCAGCCAGGGCGGAGTAGCGTAGTAGACTTTACCCGGCGTTTCCAGGCAGCTGTGCCAGCCCAGCTTGTAGGTGCTGCGGATGCGCTCCAGTTGTTCGTCTTCTTTCCAGAAATGGTAAAGCGGTATCTTCCGGATATCCGTGTCTTTGGGGTTGCTGTAGCTGGAGAAGTA